AGATGACTCATTCTCAGCCTTTGCAGGCTCATCCATGATCTCATGGAAAACATCACGAACAGCTGGGATAAAAGTCTCTACCTCGGCTTCCGTAACATTCTTGTACTTGCGCATCAAAAGAGTAGTCAGATCTGCTTTTGCCGTCTCTTTTGAAATAATTCCCTGACGATACTGGTTTACGGCAGTCCACACAAGAAAGTGCGGCTCAGTGTCGCAAATCATTCGCCAAGGATTAAGACGCGCATCCTGCTCGCAATGCGGGCAAACCGGATATTCTTTTCCGCAAGTACGGCACCAATTCAGATTTGCCATTAGGCAGCAGCGGTCTCAATACGGAACAGGCGCTTGTCTTCAGAGCAGTATTCCTGAGTAGCGCTAATCTTGACCGGATGAGCCAGCTCATTAGTGAAAGTCATATCGATAGCATTATCCATCTTGGCATTCGGGAAGATGATACGCATCAGCTTCTTGTTTGCCTTATCGCAGGGATTGTAGCAGAATGCCTCAATCACGAACTCGCCCTCGGTAGAGAACTTATCGGCGCTATCATTGATAGCAATACCCTCCTCGCTCTCGTACTGATACTTCACAACAAAGCGGTCGCCAGCCTTCAGATTTGCACCAGTGGGCAGAGTGACCTCAGTACCAGTAACAGAGAACTGAGACTCTGCGGTCTCACCCAGCTCAAAGGTCTTCAGTGCATTACCCTGACCATCGACCAGATCGATGTACTTAAAGGGGGCATTTGCAACAGCAGCCTTGGGGGTATGGGTCAGAGTCAGCTTCTTGCCGTCAGCAGAAGTCAGGTACTCAACAGTGGTAAAGACCTGCTTTGCCTCAGAGGAAGCAACCTCCTTCTTTGAGCCCATCTGCTCTGCCAGAGCACCCAGATGCATCAGAGCATTAGACCAATCTGCCTCTGCAGTCTTGCTCTTATCGAATGCCATGATGTTAACGCCCTGTGCATCCTGAGCGTAAACGGTCTCGCCGCCCAGAGTCAGCTTGAAATCCTTAACCTGATTCATGGTCCACAGACGCTTGCCGTTCAGATCATACTCGTGAATGCGATGAACGCGGTCAATAACGACCTCATTGAAATTAAAATCGCTCATAATATTCTTCCTTTCAATTTATTTGGATAAAATAAAAGAGCAAGGCTAATCAGTCAACCTTGCTCGTCCAATCCAGTTGTGCTTTTGGGATTTTCCCAAGTTCCACGGTGCCGGCATAAACGCCATGCATCGTATTGTCGTAACTTTTTATTTGCTGAATCTTTCTTACATGATTCATAAATACACTCATAGGGTAGTCCATAGCCTTGAAGTAATCTGCTTTAAAGCCGGATGAACACGCCATCGAGAGAACAAGCTCTGCAAGATGTGGTTCATAATGCTTTGTTTTCTGATACTCCATGTTATCTCGGGCTTCCTCTATCATTGCAATTCTTGTGGGTTCGTCGGCAGCAAATTCAGAATGCTTTTCAATTCCATTTGCGGCGCATAGGTACTGAGAAATTGTTTCATACACTACATGGTCGATACGGGTGTCCGTAAACCTGTTGTGTAATACAATCTCACCACTTATGTTATCTTTTGCCATCATAAATCCAGAAGTATCCATATCACCAAGCAAAATAGACATATCCTGATTTTTATTGCCTATAAAAAGTTGCCGGAACATTTCAAAGTCCGAGACCTTCTGCCAATCAACTCCAACAGAGTCAAGTTGTGCTTTGTAGTCGCTCGATGTAGAACAGAACAGATAAACCAACTGAAAATACTTTTGCTCGCCATAATCGATAATGTCACCGACAGACGGCATATGAATCGTAATTTTGTCGTTGATTTTAAAATCTCTTCCACGCATCAAACTTGGCTCGTACATCTCTCGAAGTTCCATCAGCCACACCCCACAAGGTCATCCAGATCCTGCGTCTTGAACGTCATAATTCGCACGCGATGGTGTAAATCCATATTGTCTTCGATATTAGATGTGATTTTAAGCTGCTTGATTCCAAAAATCGTACTGCCGTGCAGTTCTTTTTCTACAAGACCACTCAGATAGTCAACTCGTGTTGCACCACCATGACCCTTCATCTTCATTAACGCTTGGTTCACGATAACCCATACAGTAAGCGTGAAGTTCTCATACCAATCGTTGACGTTGCTTCGGTCAGTCATATTTACCTTAAAACAAATATAGCTGTGTGCTGCCTCAATCGTGTCTGGAATATGGAAGTAAGGGAAGATGTATGTATAAATCGCCTCGTCAGGCTCTTCAATATCGTCATTACCCATCGCTTCAACAAGTCCGTCCGTGTTGACCAACTTTAAAGCCAATTTGTTTTTGTAGTCAGTAATCAATTCACTCGTTGTCACAGCAAACTCACCACCTTACATTCAATTGATGTATTTGCCGTACCATCTGCATTTGTCAGAGAAATCTTAACAGTTACGCCGTCCATGATACTATTATTCAAGATACGAATTTTGAAAACACCATCTGTAGCAACCTGTGTTTCAACAAAGCTCTTGAACTCATCAAGGCAAATAAAACTCCACTTTGCAACTTCCGCAACCTCTTCGCCCGTAATGCTTGTGAACACCGGAGTGAATTTCTTCCAAGAGCCACCAACACGAACTTCCGGCTTGCCTGCGTACTTAATAGTAGCTGTTACCTGAGAGTCCGCATCTGGCTCATCACTCTTATTCGGCTCAAAATAATCACAAATCATCTTCTCGGCATTATCCGTCTTACTGTTGTACTGATCCTGCCGTATATTTAATACAAGGAATCCCTGTGTTTTACCATGCAGTTCGTAACGCTCTGTACTCTGGTCAACAGAAGTCGTAACATACGTTTTCGGCTCTCCATTGATAATTTCCAGCATAAAACGTTTATCAAGGTCAATTAGTGCAGTCTCGTCATCAAAAGGCATCTGCACTTTATACTCACGTTGACTTAGCGAAGTCACAATAAGTTCCTTATTATTTGCATAATAAGGTTTACTCAGTGTTGCCCAGCGAGAGACTATCTCACCAGTAATCGGATTTTGCCATTGGATCTGGCGGTTACACAACTCCATTTTCCCACGAAGAAAAATCTCATCATTTGGTTCTATCTCAGTTACCAGCCATTTACAATTGTAGCAATCAACAATATCACCAAGATTCAAAGAATCACCGGGATACGCCCAAATCTTCTTTTCCTTGGCTACACTGTTACTACGGCTGACAACCAGTTTCTGAGGCAAACCATTTACTAAAGTATTATCCTCGTAGTCAACACTATCCTTGAAGTGTGCAGCGAAGTCACGTTTTGCAAAAGCAATTTTGACATCCTTTTTGTTAGACATCTTTGCGGCACCACCAACAGCTCGTGCCCTCGTATAAAAGTCCATCGGTATACCTCCTTACTCAGAGTAGGAAGCGTATGTATCATAGTCGATGGTCTTACGCTTACGGGTCGAGCGGTCTTTTGCCATATAATTATCCAACATCGTCATATTCTCCTCATGGATGTCTTTCACAAGAGCACGAATACTCGCACGCTCATTAGCAGGGGAGAATACCTGTAAACTTGTAGGAAGGTCTTGTGCACTAAATGCCTTTAGCTTTCCAAACTCTCGTTTGAAATGCTGCTCCAGCATCAGGTGTGCAAGCATATCAATTTCGTCGTATGTAAGGTCTGAATTGAATTCCTCTAGCTCAGAATCATAATCATCAAAGCTAAAATTCTCTTCAGGCTCAATATTTCTTGAAACAACAGAAAGTGACTCCATCAAATAGCTTTTTGCACGGTCATGCACAAGGTTTCTTACTTCATTCTCGTTCAAGTCAAAATACTGAAAGAAGTTACTATCAGTTTCAACCAACTCGTAGAACTTGTCGTATATTTCCGAAAATGCGGTCACACTATCCCTCCAATCTTACTCGGCGGGAACGACCTCCGCCTTTTCTGCCTCTGCCTTCTTACGGCCACGCTTAACAGTAGTCTTTTCTACAGAATTATCCGATGCAACGGCCTGTGCGCCAGCCATCATAGACTGCATCTGTGCCATCATAGCCTGCATCTGCTTCTGCATTTCTACCATTTGGTTCTTTGTGGTTTCAAGTTCGGCCTGAACATTATCAGCAGGCTTAGTCGCAGGTACAACAGACAGCTCACTATTACGCTTGCCAGCACGGAGCTCCTTATAACGCTCATCAATCAGGCGCTTGACCTTAGTAGACAGGTCTTCACCAGCATTGGTCATACGATAAAAGCGACCACGAATACGCTCAAACTGAGCACTATCCTTAATGTCAATCATACGCTGAAGATTCTCGACAGTGGGATTCAGAATCGCATCGTCGATATCTTCAATGAATAGGACATCGTCGCCCTTAATGCCAATAGCCTTAAAGATTTCATTCTGCTCTTCAGGGCGAAAACGCAGAACACCATTCTTGAACGCAGAACCAGTGCTATTCATATACATGATCTCCTCCGGCGGAATAGGAATCACACAAGGCTCTTCCACACTGCCTGGCTCGAAAGTATAGCCCTTACCGTTCAGTGACGAAATGGTAACCACGTTATCGTCGCAGTTCAGAACGTCAATAAACTTCTTTTCCATCACGGAACTCATAATTTGTCTCCTTTTCTATAAAAGCGGAGACCGCAAAGTCCCCGCCCAGATTTGCCTTTGGTAAAAATTACTGCAGAACAATCTTAGCAACACGCTCGATATGATCAATGCTGTAGCCGAAGGTAAAGTCCTTGACCGTCAGATGAATCTTTTCGTTGTTGTTGTCGTGATCCTCGTAAGTATGAGTCTCACCCTTCATGTCAAGACGGCCAATACGACCGGCAATACCATAAATTCTCTTCTGCTATTTTTAAGAAAAATGTTTATCTAAAATTGATTCAATGTTATCAAAATCCGTGTAGGGAATCCTGATAAGCTTAATGCCGTTATTTTGGCAATACTCGGTTTTAATGTTGTCATTCCGTTGCTGTGTCTCAAATTTATACTTGACACGTTCAGCAGATTCGCCATCTCCAAACTTTACTGGCTCAAAATGTTGTTCTCCATCGTATTCGATGCAAGTGTTTTTGTCCTTGACGTAAAAATCAAATGGTAATGGACGAATATTCCTACAATCATCAAACTTAAATTCACGAGTGTAGTTTATTCCGTTGTCATCAAAATACTTTGCAATACGTAAAGCACCATGCGATAGATTGCATTTTGGGCAACCTCTTCCTGCTAAAACAGAACCAACAAGAGTGTGCCACTCATAACCACATTTTTTGCATCGAAAATTCGCATGAGATGACATATCTTTATAACCATTTATATATTCAATACGATCATTCGTTTTTGCGATTCTTTCAATAATTTCTGCCTCTGAGACACGAGCCTTTCCAGCACATTTTGGACAACCAGAATTTCTGTTATTAAGTATCGTATCGGGGATTGCAGTCCAATGATAACCGCAAACATCACATGCAAAGTCCACTTTTACGGAAATGCGAACGTATTTTGAAAGAACACGGATAGTAGGAAACCGCTCGTGCATTTCTTTCAAAAACTCATCTTCTGTACGTCTATTTGCAGCACGCCGACAACACTCCATACACCCATGACCCTCAAGTAAGGTGTGTGGAACACCGTCCCACTCATATCCATCAATCTTACACTTACAACGAACACGAGAATCATTTTTCTCATATTCTGAAAGCAATTCAATGTTTGGATTTACCTTAAAGAGTTCTTCTCTAAATTGAGTAGGGGACTTTCGATACGATTTTCCACGTTTTAAAGATACACAAACTGGGCATCCATGAGTTGGAATTTCCAAAAGTATTCTTGCTTGAACTTCTCTAACGTCGCCACAAATCATACATTTCCGAAGAACTTTTTTCCTTCCACCTTTGTAGTCAGAAAGAACTTCAAAAGAAGGATTTATTTTACGAACTTTTTCCTTAAACTCTTCAGTTGTCATCATACGAATCATTTTGCACACCTCCTTTCTTGCAAAATAAAAGCCAGATACTCTACACAGCATCTGGTTGAATCAAAATATTAGATAAACACTATAATCGGACGCTACTCCGTTCTTGTTGCATATAGCAACCTCGTACTCTCATACGAGCAAAGACTATATCTTCACCCAGTAAAAACTGGGGCACACCACTTCGGATGCCAAACACTTGCATCCTAACCGCTCCCACGCGGATAGTCGTTGAACCTTCTCCTTTTCGGAGCTTGGTTGCTGATTGCCCATTATTTTTAATGTTTAGGTTTTAACCATGCATCATCTACAATTTTCTTTCTACTTTCGCAACCACCCATCTAGGCATATTTCATCCTTCTGTTTTGGTAATTGTAGTTTTAGGGTTTTCCAGCAATTCAATGTGTATTTGTTATCGTGACTTACATCACGACTGGACTATATTACGTAAATTTACATAAATTTAATCCGGGATCAGCAGTGAGCCATCACCCAGCTTCTTGGCAGAGCTAATACCAGTGATAGCAACACCATCGTAAGTCTTAACCAGACCATAACGGTTAAACTCATCCTTAGCTGCGTCAGACAGATACTCAGCGTAACCGGTCATACGACGCATCTTAGCACAATACTTCATCAGGCTGACAGTGAAGGGATTACCACCATCTGCGTACTCATTCAGATATAGAGCCAGAGCGTCCATATCCTGCATAGTGGGCTCCTTACCCTGTGCATCAATCTTCTGCTCACCACCAGTGATAGCGTCATCAACCATACTGAAGATGTCATAGAACATCTGGTTCTTCAGAGCCTCAGTCATAAAGGTGGTCAGAATTGCCACACTCTTCCAAGCATTACGTCTTACTTCCACATAGCTAAGATCAGCCTCGATCTGCTTATTACGCCAGACGGGCTTAATGGTCTCGTAGTGCAGGTAAGACTTCGGCACGTTGCCGCCCTTAGCTGCATCATAAGCTTTCAGAGTGTTCTTAACAGTACGACCTGCCTCGTAGTCATCAAACTCACCAACATTACCACGCTCAAACATGGAGTCCAGCAGCTCATCAGGTGCACCATACAGCTCATCAGTCACAGTGCGGTTAACAAACTGAGCAATCTCCTTGTTGGGGTCGCCCTTATCAATCAGCTCCTCAACATGAGCGCCAACAACCTCAGCAATTTCCTTGTCCTCGGCATCCATAGCGCGATTGTACTGAGTCTTCTCAGCAACTTCATAAACACGACCAGGCTGCTTCATCAGCTCGGCCACTTCAATATCCAGTGCCATAATTCATTTCCTTTCTCTTCGCGCAAAATAAAAGAGCTACCGCCAAAAAACGATAGCCTTAAATTTCACGTATCATATTCAAGATTTTTCTCTTAATCAAGCAACAGTCTTTGCCTCGGGCAGCACACTGATCATAATCAGCTTGTGGCCGTTGTCGTCCATCACACCAGCAAACTCAAAACGAGAAGCACCAGTAGTAGCAACCTGCCACTTACCGTCAGTGTTGACCTCCAGCAGCTTGCCAATATTGGTATCCTGTGCATCAGCAGCCTTATACTGGTCGGTGCCGTACAGCTCGCCAGCATACAGAGGAACGCGTTTCACCAGCACACCTGCCTTAATCTCGGTGACCATCTTGTCATAGTCATCAAAATTAGTCTGGCTTGCATAGATGCCCTCCGGGATAAACTCATGGGCAACCATCTCGATGCCCTCGGCGGTAGCTGCGTCAGGGAACTTAACCTGACCAGCCTTGTGATCAACCTGAAC